GAGCCAGCAAAAGCTGTTGAGGCTTTGAACAGGTACAAGTCTGGGGACGACCAGTTGACACAAGCGGAGATTTCCGCCGCACTGTCAAAGCTAGTTAGACTTCTTATCTGATTTAGTAAGAATTTTGGGTAGACAGGCTAAATGACTAAATACGGTCATTTGGTGTGATACTATTCAATAACTGACATATTCATGTATGTCACCTGAGGCATTACCTGCCTACGTCGCAAGATCCAAACCCCGAGCGTGCCTACTCTCATTCGGGCGTGATCTTCGCGCCTTTTCCGTAGGCAGGAAGGTATCCAATGGACGAGATTAAGTCCTCGCTTGACAGGCTTCAGAGCCTGAACGAGCAAGAGATGAGCGATCTCGAAGCCAAGATCCTCTCCGAATATGAGACGATTTCGTCTCAGGAGCACACCCCTGAAAGCGTAGACTCTATGTTTGCGCTGGCCGACTCACTTGAGGCCGTAAGGAACGAGCAAGCGAACCGAGTTGCTGCTGCAAAAGAACTCGAATCGCGTGCCGCTGAAGCGGCTGCTCGGATCACCGGCACTCAGGAAGATGGCTCAGAGGAAGCACCTACGGAGGACACTGGCGGCGAGACCGTTGAAGAAGCACCCGTAGCCGATGAAGCAGCTACTGCTGTTGAAGAGGCCCCGGCAGAAGAGACACCTGAAGAAGAGGCAACTGATGAAAAGAAGAAGCCTGCTGATCAGATGTCTGATGCCTCAGAAGAGACTGCTCCAGCTGATGCTGAAGTCCAAGTTTTTGATGAGATGACTGGTGGCATGGCTAAGGACGACGAGCCCGTCGTTGAAATCGAAGTCACCGCTGCTCCAGAAGAAGAAGAAGAGACACCTGCTGCTCCCGTGGAATACGCAACTGAAGAAGTTGTTGCTGAAGCCGCTGTAGCAAGCACTGACGACACGTCAACCCCGGTCACTGCATCCGCAGATGACAGCACCGCTACCGAAACCGACTCTCAGGAGGAGACCCCGATGACTGCTTCGGGCACCGACGAGATCCGTAACGACGACGCGGCTCTTTCACGCCCCGAGAGCCACACCCCCGTTGAGACGGCTAACACACTCGTAACTATCACTGCTGGGGCAGACATTCCGGGCTTGACCGCCGGAACTCAAATGACTGGCATGAAGGACGTTGCGTCTGCTTTCGTTAAGCGCCTTGACACGGTTCGTCGTGTTTCTGGTGGCGACGGAGAACAGCACGTTGTTGCTTCTTTCCAGACCAACCTCCCCGAAGACCGCATCTTGGGTGCAGACCGCTCACGCAACGTTGACTTGATTTCCAACGCGTTGGCTCCTTCGGCTCTTACCGCTGCTGGTGTGTGTGCTCCTATTGACGCATACTACGAGGTTCCTGGCTTGGGTGTTGTTGACCGTCCGGTCCGCGACGCACTCGTTGGCTTCGGTGCCGACCGTGGTGGCATCCGCTTCGTTCCCGCCCCTGCCTTGGGTTCGTTCATCTCTGAATCAGATGACGAAGCCACTGCTGTTGGCGTGTGGAGTGGTGAAGATGGTGACCGTGCCGGTGAACTCGGAACTGGTGTCAAGCCATGTCTGATCGTTGACTGCGGAACGGAAGACACCGTCTACGTTGACGCCATCACTGCCTGTCTGGTGTTTGACAACATGAACGCTCGTGCGCACCCCGAAATGATTGCGCAAAACAACGAGTTGGCTCTTGTTGCTCACGCTCGCTTGGCTGAGTTGACGCTTCTCCGTGCCATCAAGAATGCCGGTACTGCCCGCGCTGCCGCTCAGACTTCGGCGAACTTGGGCTTTGCGCGCTCGTTCCTGCTGGACGTGGAAATCGTGTCCGCTCGTTACCGTCAGGACCACCGCCTGTCGGACAGCACCGCACTTCGCGCGATCATCCCTACGTGGGTTAAGGCCGCTATCCGTGCAGACCTCGTTCTGCAGGGTCCTGGCGACTACACCTTCGAAAAGGCTGACAACGAGATTGAATCCTTCTTTGCGAAGCGCAACATCACTGTTGGTTGGGCTCTGGAAACCCTCAACGCATTTGGTACCTCTGGTGCTGGGTCCTTCCCGACCTCAGTTCAGTGGGACCTGTTCGCTGAAGGAACCTTCCTGTTCGTTGATGGTGGAAACCTTGACCTGGGTATCATCCGTGACTCCTCGCTCGTTGAGACGAACGCTTACAAGCAGTTCGTTGAGACCTTCGAAGCTGTCGCCAAGATTGGTACACAGTCAATCCACGTGACTTCAGTTGTTGAGGTCTCTGGTATGGGCGCCGGTCTCGTTACCGTCACCGTCTAATCACCGTAAACCGATAGACAGATAGCAACCGCTCAGCAGACCCGAAGGGATTAAACAAATGACTTTCAAGGGACACTTTCCCGCTACTAAGGTCGTTCGCGCACCCTTTGGGCTGCTGAGCGTTGCTACTGTTATGGAACACAGTGAAGATGACGTCAACTGGGCAGGCTTTGATTTTGACTATGTCAGAAACAATGCAGACTACTCAGCTGGTGTTTGGGCCACCTGTGGCGCAAGTACACCAGCACACACTATCTATGACTCAACTACGATGGATAGATATGTAACTAACACTGCATTCGGCATTACTGTTGACAGGGCTTGTTCAACAATCGGAAGCACACTAGAAGAGCGCAACCAAGAAGCAAGTGACGCTCTTGATGTAGTAACTGGAAAAGCACTTGAGCACGTTCTTTGGAATGGCTGTACTGCCCCAGTTAGTGGTCCGTTTTACTTGACTAACGGTGATGCTGTTGATGCTGGTCCTGCTGGATCTGTTATAGAAGGTCTAGCACTTCTTGAAGACGCTCTTGCTGACTGCAGTATGGGTGAGCAAGGCATCATTCACATGTCAAAGGGTACCGGAGCAGCACTTGGATCGAACGTACTCCAAGAGCGCGACGGACACCTTCAGACTTTCAGTGGAACTCACATTGCAGCCGGTGTTGGTTATTCTGGTCTTGACGAGAATGATTCAAAGACTTGGCTCTACGCAACTGGACCAATCACGGTCCACCTAAGCCCAGTAACTACTGTCGTTGACAAGACGGCTAATGGGTTCGACTCATCCGACAACACACTCCTGGTCAGAGCCGAGCGGTTCGCAGCATTCACTTTTGCAAGTGACTGTCTGTTCGCCGTGCAGGTTGATTTGGCCGACCTCTAAGAAGAAAGGGAAGCCAAATGGCGACTCAAGACTATGCGGCCAGCGTCCAGGGTGTTGCTGTCCGTATATCTCAGCTAGACACTGATGGAACGATCCTCAACACTGCTGGAACTTCCATCGTAACCTCTGCCTTTACTCGTGTGTCATTCACACCAGAGTACGAAGAAGGCGACGAAATCACGGAAAAGGCTGCCGACGGCACCATCTGTGTTTCATACAAGGCTCCCGACACGCTGAAGCGCGTCAACCTTGAAATTGCAATCTGTGAGCCTGACCCCGAAATCACCAAGCTGCTCAGCGGTGGTGTGATGTTGGTTGACGGTGCTCCGCTGGTTGCTGGTGGCTGGGCCTCCGCAAAGGTTGGGGAAGACCCCATGCCCAACGGTGTCTGTGTCGAAGTTTGGTCACGTGCCATTCAAGACGGCAAGGCCGCACTCACCAACCCTTACTACCACTGGGTATTCCCGTACGTCAAGACGCGCACCTCTGGTGACCGCGTGATTGAAAACGGAATGCTGGCCACAACCTTTGAAGGTTGGGGAGTCGGAAACACTGGATTTGACCAGGGTCCTGATGGACGTTGGGACTGGCCTGATGTCACTGACCGTCCGTACATGTACTCTCGCTCTAGCTACGCTCCGGTTGGTCTGCGCGGAGGCTACACCTGGAACACTACGACGGGTGCTGGTACCGCAGTCACGACTATCACTGACGCTGCTGGTATCACAGACAACATTTACGAAGCAGAATAAGACTAAGGCGGTGTGTGGGTTGGACATATATTGTCTGACCTACACACCGTCTAATCTATGGGAAGGATAGTTTAATGCGCTGGGTAACAGAGCAAGATCTAGACAATCCCTCGTCATCGTATGCACAGGAAGCTATTGAAGCAGCTTCTTATATCTTGTGGCAGTTGTCTGGACGCAAGTTCAGCGGTGTAAAAACCATTAGTGAAATCTACCGACAGAACCCAATCCCGCTAGACAAGATGTACGCGTATAGCATCCCTGGTAGCGGAATGGTCAACACACGCTGTAGAAGGTGTGGTCACGTCCACACTCTGTGGCTCAGAAATCGTCCAGTACACAACATTGTTCGGTTTGAGACGGCTAACGCAGAACTTGATCCATCAGAATACATTTTGCTTGATAACAACAGACTTGTCCCAACCAGTCCATACACGTGTTGGGGAGGAGGTCTCCAAGACATTGTAGTTACTTACACATACGGAATTGAAGTACCAGCTGCTGGAATTCTCGCGGCGCGCGAGTTGTCAAACCAGATTCTCTACTCTGCTACTAATGACGACAGATGCAGACTCCCAGACCGTGTGACGTCTATCAGTCGTCAGGGTGTCTCGTGGACAATCATTGATCCACAAGACTTCCTAGACCAAGGTCGAACTGGTATGTATCTAGTTGACCTGTTCCTTAAGACCGTAAACCCAACTGGGTCCCGTGTCCGTCCTCGTGTGTTCAACCCTGATACTCCGGTGGCCGGAAGACTCAGCAGACCACGCACGCAGACCTCAGGTGCGAATATAACTATCGCTGCGACAAAGGGGAGCCCGTTTACTTACGTTGTTGGTCTGCCTGAGTCCACTCATATTGTTGTGCAGGTGTCCGCACACAATAAAGAATCTTGGGAAATTCCTCGTCGAATGATTGAAAGAAATGCTGGAACAGACGACTGGGAAATCATTGGAACTCTTGCTTCTGATACATCTTTAGTTCCTGACAAGGCGACTATGGACGTGTATGAAATCTCCGAGAGTGGAGCTCTGACTCACATGTCTACTGGTACGATTGTGAGAACAGCCCAAACCGCAGTTACCTAAGAAAGAGACACCATGCCAACTGCCATACCTCCGGAGTTTTCGGGCACTGACGCGCGGGTCCGGTCAGTCGTCACTTTTATGGACGAGATCTTAGACGCTATTGTCTCTTTCTATGAGCAAGAGAGTATTCCACTCCCAGCAAAAAAATATTGGGCTATTAGCACCGTTGCCGCTGACTGTGAGCAGTTAACTGTGACTTTGCTACAGACATATATTGGTCTTCCTGGAGGAGAGGGATCTATCCCTGCCCAGTGTGATGGACCAAGAACTGCAGTAATCGGTATCCAGATTCTGCGTAAAGTACCAGTAGTTGGACCAACTGGGCAAAACATTCCACAGGGCAGTGCTATTCAGAGTATGAGTGCAGGCCCAGCAATTGACGCATGGGCTCTTATTGATGTGTTTAAGCAAGTTGACATTTACAAGTCCGGTGTGGCCCTTGCGATTGACACTGTTCAGCCAGAGGGTGGACTCCACGGAGTAATAGCAACTTTGGCAATACAGATACCTTGAGGTAGATATGGATAACTACAAGCTAAACGAGCGAAACATACAAAACATACTGTCCAATAAAAACGGTATGGTTGGAAGAGACTTGGTTAGGCGTGGAAGAAACGTCAAGAAAGCTGCCAAAAGGTTTGTTGGTGTGGACACTAAAGCACTTCAGAAAAGCATCTATTCTGAAGTAAAGTTTGGACCAACTGCCAAAGGTGTGGTGCTCTACGCTCAAGTTGGATCGTCAGTGACCCGTCCAGGGGAGACTAGATCGTATGCTCTTGACCACCACAACGGAACTAGACGTCATATCATACGAGCAAAGCCTGGAAAAGTGTTAGCATTTCCTTCAAAAGGTCGTATGGTTTTTGCTACCCAGGTCAACCACCCAGGAACTCGTCCAAATTTATACTTGGTTAAGGCACTACCAGCGGCCCGTATATAGTACACTGTAACAAGCACCGATACCTCGGTGAAATTGACACCTGTCTAGGAGATAAACGAAATGGCTCGTCACAAGGACTTTGGTTCCGATGGTGTATTCCGCCCAGAGGAACTAGAAGAAATCTCATTCTCATTGGTAGGTCAGGACTTTAAGTGCCGACCAATCCTTCCTGGTAGCACTCTTATTAGAGTTATTGAAGCAACTGAAAGTTCTGACAGTGGTATCGGAGCAATTACAAGCTTGTTCCAAGAAGCACTTGACCCTGCAGACATTGAGCGATTTTACGAGGTCATTGAGGGCACAGAGTACGTTGTCTCCGTGGACGCTTTGGTATCTATTCTTCAGTGGCTTGTGGAGCAGTACGCACAGCGCCCTACCAAGCGGCCCTCTTCTTCGGAAGCTGGGCAAGAGACCACTGGCCTTACCTCAGAGGCTGGTATCTCGTCAACTCCGGAAGATCAGGGCTAGCCTCAGGAGAGGCACAACTGTCTGGGCTTCCGATGAGCGAGTTCTTAGACGTAATTCATTACGCGTTTGAGATTGACTCCGTTCCTGAGGAGGAAGAAAAAGCCAAGGCTAGAACCCGTGTACGTCGCGTTATTTACGACATGTATGGGGTAGAATTATATACCTGGGGAGTTCAGCCAGATACGTATGACTTTGGCGAAGACCTCTCAGACCCGCTAGCCCCGGCTGCGAACAAGACGACACGCAAGCCGTATGTACCACCCACTCCGATGACAAATGACCCAAGTCGGCCCTACGCCGGTTTGGAACCACCTGTTGGATGAGAGGAGTGAGACGTGGCAGTAGTTGGCTCTGCGGAAGTAGAAATTCGCGCTACTGGCGATAAGTTTCGCTCTGACATAAAAAAAATCCTTGCTAGTGCTGCCAGCGACGCTAGAGCAGCAGGTGATGATGCTGGAAAGAGTTACGGGGATGGTTTTGGAGATGGTGTCCGAGGATCTCTCCAGCAGTCACTCTCTGGCGTAACTGACGACGTAGATGCGGCGCTTAGGGATATAGATAGTCGCTTTAGAGAAACTGGAGAAAACGCTGGTAGTGCCTTTGATGGGTTTGACACCAGTGGAATTGTAAGTTCACTTGATGCAGTTGACGCGGCTAACAGACGCGTAGGAAGCAGTGGCGACTCCTCAAGGGGATCTAACAGAAGATTTTCTGACTCGTTTAGGTTCCTTACCGACGGCGCAGAGGCAGCTAGAGATCAGTTAGACAAACTGATTATTACTGGAAACCTCTTAAGCGCCGCTCTTCCACAACTTATCGGAGTACTTGGCGCCGCAGGTACTAGTCTTGTTTCTCTCGCTGCTGCTGCTTATACAGCAGGTCCATCAATCCTTGCTCTTGGTGGAGTTATTGCTTCAGTTCTCCAAGGATTCATCGCCTTTGGAATTGCGTTTAGGGGTGTTGGTGAGGCAGTCAGCGCTGGAATCCAGACGATTAGTCAGGGCACAAGACGGGCTGGACAGTCTGCGGCATCGCAGATAGCAAGTGTACGAGCGATTGAAGCTGCTCAACGAAGAGTGCGTGATGCTTACCAGCAAGCTGCAGACACTGCCGTTAGGTCTGCTCAGAGAGTTGCAGACGCGGAGAGGAAGCTTGCTCAAGCAGTTAACGCCTCTAGAGACGCACAAAAAAGACTCAATGCAGCGCGCGAAGAAGGTCTAGAGACTCTCCAGCAACTCTCATTTAGTGCTGAGGATGCTGTTCTAGCTGAAGAGCGTGCAGGTCTTGCTCTGCAAGATGCCTTTGCTCAGCTTCAAAAAGTAGCTTCACTTCCCCCAGATAACAGAACCAGAATTGAAGCAGAGCTTGCTTACAAGGAAGCCGATCTCAACTACCGACAAGCAAAAGACAGGGCGCAGGATCTTGCTAAGGAGCAAGAGGCAGCAGCGAAGGCTGGCGTTGATGGAACTCGTGAAGTAATCCAGGCCAATAATGACATTGCAGACGCACAAAATAATGTTATTGAGTCACAGCAAGCGCTTAAGGAAGCTCAAGAGCAGCAGAGAAGATCTGCCGAAGACTCTTCACAAGCTATTGCTGACTCTATCCGCCAACTTCAGCTCGCCCAACAGTCGGCTGCCGCCGCTGCGCAAGCCGCTAGAGGATCTGTTGATAACTACGCAGCTGCCCTTGCAAAACTAAGTCCAGCTCAAAGAGAATTTGCAACATTTATTGTCAGTTTGAACCCTCTGTTCACCATCTTGAGAAACTCTATAGCTGAAGGTCTCTTCCCGCCACTAACTGCTGCACTTAAAGAGCTATTCAAGCAAAAGGGTGCTACGTCGTTCTTTGGTCAGCTAGTGACCGCACTAACTACAACAGGGACAATTGTTGGTCAGTTCCTTGGGAAGCTTGTAGGAATCCTCAACAACCCGTTCTTTAGCAAACTATTTTTTGATATATTAAACGATAACGCTGAAGTTCTTGAGATTGTTGGCAGCGCGTTCTTAAGTGTCGCCAAGGTCATGCTTGTCTTATTCAAAGCAGCTGGTCCTGTCACAAAGAGATTTGCAGAGTGGTTTGAAACTCTTGCTAAGGGATGGGAAAAAAGTGCTACTGGTGAAGGTGCGCTTGGAAGATTAACTGAAGCGTTTAACCTTGCTGGTCAGGTAGCAAGTCTTATCGGTGGTGCTTTTGGCTCATTCTTTGACATGTTTGGAGAGCTAGCAAAGACTGCACTCCCAGCCGGTGCCGCGCTGCTTTGGAACTTTACTGAAGCAATGCAAACACTTACTGGTGAAATTAAGGGTAATAAAGATGGACTATCATCTTACTTCTTCGGTGCTGCAGAAAACATTACTACAATCTTAGATGTTCTCGGCGACTTTGGTAGAGCATTATTCAGCATCGCTGACGCCCCAGAAATTGGTCAGACATTCGAAGGTCTTAGGCCACTAGCTCCTATCATCAGTAAAATTTTAGGAGAACTAGTAAAGGCTGGTCCATCTTTTGCTGCTGCTGCTGTATCTGCTGGAAAGTTTATATCTACGCTTATCAGTAGTGGAGCAGTCGAGACATTTTTTAACACTATTTCAACAATTTTTGACGGGTTAACTTCATTTTTTGGCAGTGATTTTGGTCAATCAATTCTAAAAATTGCTGGTCCAATTCTCGCTGTTCTGGCCGTGTTTAGAATATTTAAGAAATTTCTTTCGTTCTTCGCCAAAGGAACTATAGGTAACCTTATAGTCGCTATAACTAAGCTAATTGATAACTTGGGCAAGTTGCGCAGCGAAAAGCCTATTAAGATTAAAGCAAGTATAGACGGAGAAGACGACGATGATGATGATGGGGGAGGCAAGAAGGGAAAGGGAAAGCGTAGAAAACCCGGTCGTCTTGCTAAGCGTCTTGCTGGTGGCGGCGAAGCAGCCTTAGGCATAGAAATTGATGCGGGAGAGACTCAAAAAGAGCTTGATGAGCTAAAAGAGGTTGTGCTTGATGGGGTGGCCTTGCTCAGAGAGCGCCTGAAAGCTGAGATGAAGAAGGTTGGTAAAGCTGCAGGCGATGGATTAGAAGCTGGTGTAGAGAGTGGCCCAGACCCGTTCAAACTGGGTGGAGGAATGGGTGATGACTTAACAAAAGGTGCTGAAGGTTCACTTGACGTAAAGTCTCCTTCTGGAGTGTTCAAAAGAATTGGGCTGAATGTAACAAAAGGTCTAGTAGACGGTATCAACGCTGGTGAATCTGATGTCAGTAAGGCAGCCAAAGGCTTAGCAGACACACTGACTACCCCCGTTGACAACGCATCAAAAGGTATAAAGGGGAAAATAAGCGGAATTCTTTCTAAGGTGACAGGACGTGGTAAGTCAGCTGCTGGTAGTGACGACGACGACGACGATAGCGGTAAGCCGAAGAAGAAATTACTGGGAGGCATCAGAGGTAAGGCATCAGAAGTTGGCGGAAAGGTCAAGGAGAAGGTACGCGGAGCTGCAAAAGCCGTTGGAGGTAAGGCAGCAAAGGGTATTGGTAAGGGCCTAAAAGTTGGAGCACTAGGAGCAATAGGTGCTCTTGTTCCGCTGCTAACAAACCCAGATGCTATTAATCAACTTGGTGAGGCAATCTCTAGAGCTGCTGAAAATATACCTAAAATTGTGGCAAAAATTGCTGTAGAGTTTCCAAAAATTATTTCAAAGATTGTAGAGAATATCCCTGCACTTGTCACAGCACTTCAGTCATCTATTCCTAAAATTATAAGTGCTATTGCTGCAGCAATTCCAGTTGTTATCCAGACACTTGCTGACGCAATACCAACTGTTGTTGGTGCTATTGGTGAAGCTATTCCTAAAGTTTTTGGTGCTATTGCTGGTGCACTACCGAAACTTCTTGAAGCAATCGGCGGAATTATTCCTGTTATTATTGGAGCATTAACTAAGGCATTCCCAGCAATAGTTGATGCAGTACAAAAAGCCCTTCCAGTACTTTTCAAAGCTATTGGTGACATGCTTCCTAAGATTCTTGGCGCACTTACTGACGCTCTACCTATGATCATTGATGCAATTGTCACCAATATACCTATTATCATTGATGCCATACTTGGTCTTGTTGATCCTCTGCTTAAAGCCTTTATGGAGGCGCTTCCAAAGCTTATTGATCTTGTCGTTAAGGTTGTTCCAAAACTAATTACTGCTATTGTTAAAGCAATTCCTAAGGTTCTTACTGCTTTAGGTGACGCACTTCCTCAAGTTCTACAGACGATAGCTGCTGGTATACCTGAGCTGATTAACGGAATTGTTAGCGCTATCCCTGCGGTGATTGATGCAATTGTCACTGCCTTGCCACTTATCGTTGACGCAGTTACTAAAGCACTACCTTTGATTATTAACGCAGTTATTACAGCTATACCAACAATAATAGACGCACTTATCAAGGCTGTCCCTATAATCATTGAAGCCTTAAAGACGCTTGTTCCGGGTATTGTTACGTCGGTCGGTGCTCTGATAACAACCTTGTTCCCACCGCTTGTTGAGATTGCAAAGACTAAGCTTAGTGGAATTATCACTTGGTTCTCTGAACTGCCTGGAAAAGTCAGAGGATTTATAGGAACTGCATTCGGATTTCTTGGTACAAAAGCACAGGAAGCAGTTGACTGGGTAAAGAATAAGCTTCTAGGAGCTAAAGATAGTCTTATATCTATCATCACGTTCTTGCCTAAAAAATATCTGCAGGCTGGGGCTGCTGTATTCAACTTCCTGAAAGACAAGCTCGGAGATGCTTACGACTGGGTAAAGAACAAGCTGACTGGTGAAAAGGGAAGTTTACTGAGTTATATCAAGGAGCTTCCTGGTAACTTCCTTCGCGGTGGACAAAAAATATTTACTTGGATTGGCGACAAGATAATTGATGCCTACAACTTTGTGAAAGACAAGTTAGTAGGAGACAAAAATAGCCTTCTGTCGTTCTTCAAGACACTTCCTAAGAAGATAGGTAACGTATCTAAGAATATATTTGCTGGTTTGTACAACTCGTTCGCAAACACTATCAATGGAATGATTGGATGGTGGAACCAGCTAGAGCTTAAGATTGGTGGATTTAAGTTCAAAACTTGGTTTGGAGACATTGATATCCCAGAAATTAAACTGGGTACACCGGACATTAACTGGAGAGTTCCGCTTATTCCTTTGGCAGAGGGTGGAGTTGTTCGTCCTACTACTTCAGGAACTGCGGCTCTCCTTGGTGAAGCTGGTAAGGCCGAGAGGGTTACTCCGCTGAACTCGCAGGGTATGTCGCCGTCGGAAGTCAGGATGCTACAGATGATGAAAGATATGCAGAAGCAAGGCTCTAGGCCGTGGGCTGGGACAGTACAGGTGTTTATTGGAAACAGGGACATTACTGATATTGTTGACATGCGCGTTAAAGAGAACACCAATCAGGCAGTAAGAAGAGGCAACTACTCTAGGCCGGTGAGGTAATGGCACTAATCACATTCACTCTTGTTTCTAGTGAAGACTACAACGGCGTTGATGTATCTGTTGATGTTAGCTTTACAACTAGTGCAACACACGAAGTATCTCTACTAAGATTTACTAACTATTCCGATCCAAACACGTATCAAACTGTGTTTGCTCCAACTACTCTTGTAGCCGGATCTTACACATACACGGATAGAACTGCTAATCTAGACACAACGTACGGATACTTTATTCTTTTCTCAGGGGTAGCGGCTGATTATGACACAGTAACTTTGTCTGGGTTCCCTACAGATGAAGGCGTGTGCTATCCGTGTCTAATTTCTGACCCCACTAGTGAGTTGCTTATACAAGCGGCAACGCTACAAGTTTACCGACCGTTTTCTTACGCTCCAAAACAAAGTATAAACGAGATTATTGGTGCTAAATATCCGGTTGTTCTTTCTAGTTACAGAGGAGCGTCTACTGGAACAATCGAAGTTATGACGCATACGTATGCACAAGCGCAAAAAATGCGAGAAATTCTTTACAGTGGTAAAACTTTAATTTTTAGAGTTGAAGACGCGGTGCGCTTAGAGAGTTCATCTGTTGCAATCTCTGTTGGAAATGTTAATGAAGAACAAGTGATAACTACTGATCCTACGCGGGCAGAGAGAAAATGGAAGCTTGACTTTGTTCAGGTAGCCATACCAAGCATTCAAGAGATTGATACATCAATGCTGTCTAACTGGCAATCCGTAATAAACTGCTACGCAACGTGGGGTGCCTTACTGGGAGATACAGTAGAGGCTCCGTCGTGGCTGTATGTTGTGTACAATCCAGCAATTGGAGACTGTTAGAGATATGGCAGTTTTAGGACTTTCAGACAGATTTTACACGGAGCTACGACAGTCCCATACTCCGAGTGTTCGAGTTGAGGTTTGGTACGATGGTGTGCTTGTTATTGACGATCTTCCAATAACAGGAGGAACAATCCAGCTAGACGCGGACGATCTTTCTAGAGCAACTCTGTCTGGTCTGACTTTTCCAGATACAGATATGAGTTTAATACCTGACTCTACAAACCCAAAAATTAGTGTTTACGGACATGAACTTAAGGTCTACCGTGGTATTAGATACAGAGAAGGCCCTGTTGTTGAGGCAGTAGAAGAAGTTCTTATGGGTATTTTTAGAGTACAAAGCCATCAAGCCAATGAGTTTTGGGCGCGCCCTGGTGGGGAGGAGTACTACGATCCGTCGGAGTGGCAGTACAGAGGGTCAGAAGTTAGTGTTGATGGAATTGACAGATCAGCAAATATTATGGACTACAGGCTCACCAATCCAAGTCAACCAACCGTTGGGTACACAGTTGGTCAGGAATTAGATGCTCTTTGTTACGGAGTTATTGGACTTGACACATCAAACTTCGCTGCCATTGGAGCCAATGCCGTCCTTGGAACAACAGATATTAAGTACCAAGAAGACAGGGGTCAAGCAATAGCGGACTTAGCAGACTACATTAACTGTAGAGCTTTTGTAACTAGAGAGGGTGAACTTCGGTTAGAGAAGTTTGCTGAACTACCCGATAGTCTTGTTGGTACGGAAAGATCACTTCCTCCAGTAGTTGACATATCAACCTCAAATACGCGCGACGGAATATATAACGCTGTTGTTGCACGCGGTGAAGCAATAGATAACATCTACCCAGTACAGGCAATTGAATATGACACGGACATGTCAAAGCCTACCTACTGGGGTGGGCCGTTCGGAAATGTTCCTTACTTCTTTAATAGTCCTATTCTTGGTACTACTGAGGCTGCAGAACTAGCAGCAGAGACAAGGCTAACAAATGTCATCAAAGACAGATCAAGAAAGTTTAGTGTCACCACGCCTCCTGACCCAACGCTAGATCCCAATGACTTTGTTCAGGCTGTTTTTCCTGGTAGAGATCCGTTCCCTGCTAAGATTGTAAGTATCTCAATGCCACTAGAGCCAACTGGATTAATGAAGCTAGAATTAGTCGCAACCGAAGCGGCTGCTGAAGCTGCTGGTCCGTCATAGACAGTCCAGAAAGGACATACTGAATGAGTGAGTTACAAAGAGACCAGCAGAGACAAGTAGCTGACCGCATTACTCCTCGGTTAATGCCTGCTGGAATTGTAGAGGAAGATGTAGATAATCCTAACAAAAAAGTGTGGGTTACATTTGATGGTGACCCGGCTAATAAAGTTAGTGTTTACAAAACAAACAATTTTGAAGTTGTTGTTGGAGAGAGTTGCTTAGTTCTTGCCCAAGGATCACGGATGGTCGCGGTGGGTCTTATCTCTGACTACACACCGGACTTTGGAGCGGGCGGCGCCTCCATTCCAAAATCTACTGTCACCACAGCTGGTGATCTGATTGTTGCGACAGGGGCGTCGGCGGTGACACGTCTAGCTGCTGGTACGGCAACCTACGTGCTAACGGCCAATGGTGCTGGGGTTGCACCGACGTGGCAAGCCGCTAGTGGTGTATCAACGGCAAGGACAATCAGCACAACGGCTCCCTT